GAACCCCAAAATGAACGCAGCAAATATGACAAGATACGCAGTCTTATCTAAGTTTGTGAACATATCAGACTTTTGGGGTTCCTGTGGAGGTAACATCATATGTTGAGGGGGGTAGTAATACTGCTGTGGCGACTGTTCATCCCTTAAAGGTTCTTCGTTAACGACTTGTGGATTATATTCAATGGGATTTCCTATTTCTGTATCCATATGTATAGTAGCAAATTATTTTTTTAAGCGTCTTCTTCCTCATCGTCCTCATCGTCCTCATCGTCGTCCACCACAAATCCCTTTAAATTACCATTTTCATCAGCGTCGTCCTCATCCTCATCCTCATCATCGGTTTCACATAAGTCTTCTACGTCTGAATCGTCACTGTAGTCATCGTCTGAGTCGTCGGAAAAATCATCCATAACTTCCTCATCTGGCTCGAGGCGTTCAGGTTTCTTCGAAATACGACCGGAACGGGTAGTTATAGAAGCCATTAGTAATCCGTATAACATCCTTTCTTTTAAATGTATTTTGGTTTAAAGTAAGTATTCTGATTGATAGCCTCTTCAATAAGTATGCGTTCAAAAGCAACAGCTATTTTTTGTCCGAGTTTCGCGACATCCCCTTGAATATCAGGGTCTATAGGAGACATGTAGAGTGGTATTTCATTGAGATGTCCGATCGCCTTATGAAGAAATGCGTGTGCCTGATGTATCTGACTCCTGTACTCACGAGCCATCTGTATATTCGCGTAAAACTGACTGTACGAATCCTCGTGAATACCGGAATACTTGTGTGTATCCTTCACCAATGTGTCGATGAGTTCAGTTTTTATCTGTACAACTGTTATCTTTGATATGATATATGCAAAAATGACTATGAATAATATAGTTATCATTCTATTATAATAGCTTTACAATTTTTTCAGTAAGTTTATGTTCACGCGTTTTACACAAACACTTTTGTTTAATTATGGCATCTTTTTTCTTGATGACGAAAGGTACGTTATTCTTTTTACACCCCTCACACGCGAGGGATGTGTGGATTGTACACTGTATTTTACCCTTTGTTGTGAGACTTTGTATTTTCACATCGGAACTACCCGGAACCATCCATCTATTCACGAACGCGTGTAGTAAAGTCACGGGGTCGGGGCCCGCGGCGGTGGGGGCCGCGGGGTTCTGCGAGGTTCTGAAGACAGGTTTGGTATATCCCTGTGGATATAGGGCTTTGTATATTTTTTCGGGAAGTACGTGGGACCGTCCGGAAAAGTCTTTACAGAAACCACGACGTCTCCCCTGCAGGGTCTCGCATCTACAAAAACATTTCTGTGTTATGTTGTCACCCTCGATGAGAAACCACACGTGATTGGATGCATGCTTCCTCCCGATATTTTCACAGTACTTAGAGTTCGTGGATACTAAAAATATTTTATCATGTATATATATTTTTGTCACATCAGATGCACCCTGTCCGTCTATATTTTTTTGAATGAATGCTTCGATATCACTTTGAACTTCTAGATCCCCAAAAACATTCTTCGTCTCTTGAATGGTGAAGGACCCTTCCTCTCTTTTGGACCCCTCTATGACTGCGTGTTCCATAGCTTCTGTGCGAAGGGTTGCCATATGCATGACTTCTACACTCGGTTCACGATCGTAAATATGTTCGAGCTTCCCAGTGTACATGAGAACGGGTCTGTATTGTCCCTGTGTGACTTTTCCCTTGTCACACCCTTCGCACCCCGCGCCACCACACGCATCGTGTTTCGCCTTTTTGTATGACCAGGGCATACGAAACCCACTCCCTTTTGCATTTTTCTTTCCCGCCCCGTATACAGAAGTGTCTACGATGTCTCCCCAGTTCTTAGAAGGAAACATGACACTCAGGGCCGATACTATATGAGAATGAAGCGCCATAGCTGACCCATGATCCACCACGAAACCCGACCAATTCATGTGGATACCGTGTTTGATGAGATCTCCACACTTTTTGGGTTCCGCGGCGGATATGAGCGCGTGTTTATCAGTAAACGTGGAGACGCGGTCACATATAGTTAAGCACACCTCTTCGAGTCTATCAAAGGATAATTCATTTTTATCCTTGTAATCGAGGTCCACGAAGAAATGAAACTTTTCAGTCTTTTGTTCCACTACGAAAATCTTTTCTCCATTTCGAACAGCTTCTATGTATACGTTATAAAAGTCGTTCAATCTATCAAACGGCACTGATAGTATACCACCATCCATGAGCACATGTGATAGATTGGGGCCCCCATGACAAAAACCTTCGTGTTTACACCAACGCTTAAACATACACTTACCTCGTATTATTTTTTTAATACTCTTCCTCATGCCATATGGAGCTACGACATGACACGTCTCTAAATTCTTCTTCTACGACAGACATATCTTTTTTTAATACCAATAGCTCATATACAGTCTTATTCTTATGCTCCTCTATCCATGCTGCCGCCTTTTCCTCTGTGTACTCTTTACGGTCCACCAAAATATTTTTCAATTGCATTAAAATGTAGTTCTTGGACCTCATTATTTAATAGCAAACGTTTTTCTATTAAGGGAACTCACGCATGTATAAAACTCTGGATTCCTTACCACATTGTGTACTATTCTATCCCACTGATTTCGTGCATTAAACTCTGATAAAGTATCGAAACTCATATAATCATTCTCGTCATACGTGCGTTTCATGTGTATCTTCTTGGTCTGCATCTTATATTTCTCCTCGTTGAATTGTTTCACCAAGTTCCCCTGTTCAACACGTGAATAGTTAACGAAAAAAATGAAAACTGTGTATTCTAAATCCACATTTGGACTTTCCTTGACTGTAAACGAAAAACTCGTGTACTCACCTCTCTTGAGGGAGACCACACCCCGGGTCTCCTCTTCCAATTCCCTGAGGGCGCATCGGAGGGGGTAAAATATCTCCCTACGCCTACACCCCCCAGTAACAAATATCCATTCTTTAAATCGTCTGTCCCGCACAGTGAGAAACCTGGGTGTACCACCCGTAAATGTGACTGGTATCGCTATAGCCTTGTGTTTCTTCATTGCTCATGGCAATTCTATAATTCGTGAATATGTTTATTCACTGGATTCCGTCTCAGAGGGAGCAGGCGTCGAAGCCTTCTTACGCGTCGTCATCACCTTAGGAGCCTGTTGAACCGGGGCTGGCTGCACCACCGTCACTGGAGGCTCCGGTTCCTTCTGATCTGCAAGAGCGACTGTGAAATCCTCCCTGATCTTCTTGAGCTCCCTATAAAGGTATGCAGTCGCTGCGATGCACACGATGATGGCGGCGATAGTAGCAGTATCACGGTCAAATGTAAACATTATATTGTAATATGGAATCTTGTTTTTAAGTAGATATTATGCTACCCATGTATGTTTTATCTGTGCGGGGGCACTGGTATCCTTTCCGAGCAAATTGAACTTCCTGGTAATGCCCCTCCTTACAAGGAGCGTTGGGGAGTTCGACGTACTTGTTTAACGTACCAGACTTTGGGTCGTACGTGATGAGAAATACAAAGGCGGTGAGGAAAAGTAACATCCACATGTTAATATTACTAATGAAAATTAATCACTTTGAAATCCATTCCAAATCGTCCGCCTTTTCGGGATTTTTTTCGGGTCTGGGTTGAATACTATCAGTAATAGAACAAGGGCGAGCATAATATATACTGGGGACATGGTTGTATTATATACATCGTTTTTATGTTGGTTGTGGAATACGACTACAAGGTAGTCGGGATTAGTTCGAATACATAAGCCCACCCATACCATTTTCAATCCTGAGGATGTTGTAGTTGACACCGTAAATGTCATCCTCATGGTTGGCAGAGTCGCACACGATGCGAGCCGAATCGATGCGACTGAAGTTCAGGGACCCAGTCGGCTGGAGTTTGGCAGTCTCGAGGCAGAAGGGGTACAGGAACATCTTCTTGTTGTCACCATCAGTGGCGAGGGTCGAGGTGTAGCTGATACCGTCAACAGCGGTCACGATATCATCGACCACATTGGAAGTCAGTACGATGTCAGAAGATGTGGTGGTGATGACCGACAGGGGAGCAGAGAAAGCCGTGTGGTAGTACGCCGGGATGGCGGTGTAATGGGGGTCCACGTATTTGAAGTCCGTGACATCGGTACCGTTAATCTGGAGCTTGAGCTTGTTGGAGCTCCCAGCGATGGTGAGGTCATCACCGTCCGCGGTGGCCAAGAGCTTGATGGGGTGGTTGAAGTTAATCTCCTGGATCCTAGAGTTGGAAGCGATGGCGCGCTGGGTCTGCGTGATGAGCATGTTCTGAGGGGAGGCCGCGAGCGCCGCACGCTCGTCGGTGTCAAGGTACACGTAGTGCGCGTAGCACTCCCACTTGTCAGAAAGATTCGAGCCCCACGTGATACGAATCTCAACGTCGTGGTACTGAAGGGCGATGAGGGGAATGGCCGACTGCCAATTCTCACAAAAGGAGAAACGGAGGGGGTAGAACTTGCTGCTGGTCGCCTCAGCAAAGCCCGCCTTGGACTTGCTGAGACCCTGCGCGAGGATCGTGGGTGCGATAAACTGAGAAAATGTGGAAGTCTGGTCATCAATCACCTGACCACCGATGAGAAGTTCAACCTTCGCAATCTTAGTCAACCACTCATCGGGTGTGAAGTTCACAGCTTGGGTCCCATTATTAGGGGCGAGGTACACGTAGCTTAGCATATCACCCTTACGCTCAAAACGGACTGTGGACATACCGTTGGTACTGGGGTTGCCCTGGATCACCTGCCGCTCGACAGTCTGGGCAAAGTTCGTATGACGCTTGTAGTTGGAACGAAAGAATGAAACCTCAGGCTTCCCGACGATGTGTGCATCCTGAGCACCTATGGCAACGAGTTGGGCGATTCCACCGGACATGTTTATATATATAATACTTTTATTTTTTTAAGCTAGAATCTGTGTGTATATTCAGAGAAAGTGTGCAGTAGTAATGTATTCAAGGAATGCCCTATCATGTTCATGGGTCTCTCGATATCACAGAATAAATTAACCCTGTATGAATTTGTTCTATTTTCAACGTAGTGAAGATATGAATCATCCAATAATATGACTTCACCGTCTCTCCAACTGTATGTTTTGCCATCTACGTTTATAAAACACGCGTCGTCGTTAGGTGTTATGAGACCCATGTGAAGCCTGATACACCCACGATAAGGACCCTTGTGTGGTAATATTTTAGCACCTGGTTTCAACACGGAGAACATAGCAGTCTTCACACGAGGCATGTCGTGTAAAATGGCTGTACTTTTGGGACACAACGCGGTTCCATCTAAATTGGGTTCATCAAACCATTTAATGTAAAGCCGCGTCCATTCAGACCTGGTGTACGTTATATCCGTGAAAAACATATCATCTTTTATGGAAGCAAAGTCCTTGTATATACTACTCACCTCGTCCCTGAATATAGTAAAATTATCCCGAATCTTTACAGCCTCTTCCAACGTATGTACATCATAATATGGTTGTAAGGGTATTTTAGATGTCATCGCAAATATTATATTCGCAAAATATAATACGATTATTAAAAATGTAGGGACTCGCATAACTAAAATGATGTAGTATTTTATTTAAAACTATTTATAATCTCACCTAATCTATTCTGACCCACCCACATACCATCCTTCATACAGCCACCCCAAATGTAAGGCGGTCTAGTCTCTATATGGTAGAACTTTCCATCAGTACTAAGAATAGTATCCCTAAACTGTGGATCCTGATCGAACCTGAGTTTCAACAACTCACTCATACATTCGTACGAAACACTATTCCAAGTTTTCACATCTAGAACCGTGCGACGCTTCTTCATACCACCCTTCGAACCCATGGACTTAGCCTCCTTGGCCGAACACCCCGTAAGCTCCTGGATGTGTATGGGACCGTCCGAGTACGCGTATTTACAAGCCTGAAAGGCATTTTCAACCGAGGGAAAGGTGTACCCAGTGACGTAGGAGATGAAAAAGTCACTGGGTATCACGAGGGGGCTCGGTTGAAAGTTGGAAAGATAGCGGTGCGCTGGATTTTTACTTCGGGACCAGAAAGTATTCATCTTGGAATTGATAATTCTAAACTGCTACTTAGGTTCAAAATAAGGGAACACCGGGGTGTAAAGACTCCGTGAGCGCCAGGGACAACACACCCAACATAGCCAGTCGGCCGTTGATCAGCTCCTTATCAGGCTCGAAGAACCCCTGGATGTACCCCTCGTCATCAGCGTTCACGGCGGTGCCTAGGAAGGTCAGGGCGCTGACGGCCACGGTCAGTCCGATATGATCGTGAAACTGTGTACTGATGGAATGACCAGTCATGATCTCGTCAACCAGTGCGGAAGTAAAGCCGACCATTGCCGCACGACCGTTGATGCGCTCTGCGACTGAAAAATAGTCGTTGGGTCTGTTGAGCTTCTTGAGCTTCTTGGTGGGGGACTTAGAAACATTCACGATAGGTTTGAGGGCAGCGAGAGTGGCCGTCATTTGTACTTATTTAATGTTCGTCTTCTTTAACCATATAAAGATACAAAACTCAAAAATAGTATGCCGAGAGATACAGAGTACGAGGCTGAGAACACTATTTATACTGAGGAAGGGTATAAGGACATAAAATGCAAAAATTACGCTATGTGTAAAAAAACTTTTGATCACCGATTATATTGTACAGCTCATGGCCTACCTGGTCGCCAACCTGCATGGTATTTGTGTTGTAATTGTTTTGTAAGGTTTGGGATTGAATTACAGTTTTGTGACGAAGTTGAATGTCCGATATGTCTTGAAACAAAGAGAGGATTAAAACAACCAAATTGTGAACATAAGATTTGTGTAGACTGTTTCAGGGATTCACATTATGGAATATTTGAGGAACCCGAATTTCCATATTCTAAAGAGGTTGAGGAAAAATGCGAAGAATATGGAGACATAGATTCATATCCACCCGAATTTTTAAACATATACCCACTCCTGATAGAATACGAAAATGAATACAGTAGACGTTTAGATAGACAAGAAGAAATGTCTATAATAAATAGTAGATGCCCTTTGTGTAGAAAGTAATTACAGATTAAATCTTTTTCTATTCTTCAAATGAAGTTCCGCCACGTCAGCCTTGTTCTGTCCCGTGTAAGGCACGGCGTACCCGTGGTC